ACGCTGCACCAACTACTGAACGTGCGTATGATGCAAGCATTGCTTTTAGTTCTTTTTGTGTCATTATGTCCTCCTAGGATATGACTTTAATTAGTATAGCATAGCCAGCCCAAAGCCCAATTATTCCTGCTACGCCTGCAAAAACTGGCGGGGCTGGAACTGGCAATTTGAATGCAGCAAATATTACGCCACATCCAAAACCTGTTAATACGGACAACAAAATTTCTTTCATAAATCCCCCAATATATATGTCTCGTAATGTTTGTTACAAAAATCTACAAATCTTGTTTCTGTCATTGCTAATCTTTCTGATTCTTCTTCACAGTTTTTTATTTCACAAACAGGATAGTCATAGTCCAAAACTTCTTCATATGTTTTTAATTTATACTTAATCATTTTTTTCTCTCGGTGATGGGTGATCTAATGGTGTTGGAGCAGTAGCCAAAGCACCACAACTATTACATTGAATATCTAAATGATACATTCCAATCGTATAAGTTTCTGGATCAAAAGAAACTAATGCTCTAAACAAATCTTCTCCACAGTTAGGACAATTACAGGTAGGAATTCCTCTAGCGTCTATCATCTGCTTCTTCTGGAAGAAACTTTTTTAATTCTTCCACCTCTTTTGATATTTTTTTAAGTGCAAAATCGTGTGAAGGTATCATTCCGTCAACAACAATTCCATATTTGTTATAATAATCTAATTGAGGTTCAACTTCATTCATAAACTTTTTAATGCCACCCTGTACATCTTCAATATATTGATATGCCCAATCACGAGAGTCTGACAAGAACTTTATAAAGTTTTGAGTATGAACATCTGCATCATTTATAGCATTTTTAGCATTAACGTAGTTTTCATATGCAGCCTCTAGTTGTGTATGGTTTATTAATACTTGAGCAAATGCCTCTGTCATTTTTTTTATTCTTGATATAGATACGGCATATGCTATTGCAAAAGATACAGAAAAAATTCCTAATACTACCGTCAATATTTCCATATACCTTATTGTACTCTACTTTCATGTGTTACCCAGTAGTACTGACATGGTGTTTTACGCTCAGGGCAGCACGGGGTATTATAAGGACTTGATAATGAGTCTTGGAATCTAGCATAATATAGTGGATCTTTTTTGAATAGATTAACCCTATGTGTGGTAATAACACGCATCAGTTTGACATTATCAAACATCCAAGTAGGTGCTTCATGATTCCATTTATCTCCTACTTTTTTTATTAAAGCCATAATATTTTTTTCATTACCTTCGGTATTTATGCCACGACTTTTCGCTTCCTTGATCATTTCATAAATATAATCAAGCAGGCTACCTTCATGACCTTTCCACATAAGAACTGCTGGATGATTTTTCCAGCCACCAGTTGCAGACATTCCCGAGTTTACATTTAGTATTTGATAACCTTCTAATATTTGTTTGTTTAATCTTTTGTTATCAAGCAATATTGCACATCTTGTAAAGTTTGATGCTGGTAAAAATGTTTGCATTATTTTAATGGCTCTCGTGTTACTAACACAACAGCCCCCTCCATCTCCAAAGCCTTCTTAACAGCAGTCACGTATTTGACTGCATCTATTTTCTCGTCATGTGTTAATGGCAAGAAAGATCTCTCATCCAATTTTATAGTAAGAAAGTGCTCATTGTCAATAATATTAATCCCAAAATTTTTTGGTGGAATAATAGAACGAAATGCTCTTGCCATTTTTTCTGTATACATAACTATCCCATTGTTAATGCTTGCCAGGTATAAGACCAGTCTTTTTTAGTCTTATGTTGATTAAATTCTTTAGAGATTTCTCCATCTTGTAGATATACTCCGCCCCATATTCCCCACTCTTTACCTGATACACCAACAGCAAAGCACTGTCTTGCTACTGGACATGTACGACAAAGAGAATCCACAAACTCTCTTGTTTCTGGTTTTTCTTCATATGTATCAAAGAAAATATTTGTATCTGATCCTAGACACAAAGCATCATCTTTCCAAAGGTGCTGCTTCATGTTTACATCCTATACTTATTCGGTATTTCCCATCCAGTGCTATTTAGTGGATAAATTGTCTGGACGTACCATTGACCATCCACTCTAACACCGTTAATAGCAGTTCTGCCAGCCTCTGTGCGACGACGATCTGCAACATCCCAACCAACCCAAGTAAGATTTTTATTATATCTCTTTACTATTTTTTCCATTAAGGCTAAGTCTTTTATATTCACTTTTTCTCCTATAGTTTTTCATCGTGGAAGTTAATCCAAGATTGTTTGAAAGATTCCCAAGAGAACTTGTTATTTACTTGTTCTGATTGGTCTTTCCAATCAAACTTTCCAGTTTTAATCATTTTTATTGCTTTAGACAATTCTTTTGCAAACATATCTGCATGAATTGCAATATCTTCTTGCTTTTCTAATTTTGCTGTATATGAAAGGCCGTATCCTAGGCCAACCTCTGGCAAAGAACCGTAGTTATTATAAACTGTTAGGCAGTTAGCACTCATGGCTTCTACCTGAGCCAAACAAAATGTTTCTTTCCAAATGCTAGGATTAATAAAAATATGAGATTCAGATAGATCTTTATATACTGTTCTTCGTGGAGTTTTACCATAAAAGTATATTCTTTCATCATTCATTAAATCTTCAAAAGCAGGATCAACCTTAACTAAGTCTGGATAAAAATTATTATAAATGTTGAGCCTAAAGTCTTCGTCTATTTTTGGCAAGGCATTTAGAATAATATCTACACCACGTTCAGGAGCAGACATATGTATTAATTTAACTGTATCTACATTGTCAAACCTAGAAGTATCATTTTCAATTGGATCTATTGCATTATAGATTACAACTATCTTATCTGGATCAATACCGTTTTCTTTTACCAGTACCTGCTTGTGATACTCTGAAACTACAACAAAATATTTTACTTTATCAACAAACCTCTTATCTCCAAACATATATAGAAGTTGTGGACCAAACTGGTCTAGTAAATTATGTAGCCATATGATCATATCTTTACTGTCTGAGACTAGTTCATGATATGGTCTATTTGACTCCCCTGGCATAATTAAACAGTTATACTTGCTTAACTTAGGAAGGAATCTAACTACCTTGCTATGAAAATTTTTTGCCATATATTCAGTTCCACCAAAATATTGTTTGTTGTACTGAAACACTGGCGCTTCGTATGGTTGTGTATACATTAGTATCTAAATACTCCCACTTCTTTTCCTTGTAATTCTGCGTTAGCCATTAACTTTGATACTGGCTGTTTTGGTTTACTCAAGAATGCAAAGTAATTCATATATTCCATATTTTCTTCTACCCAAGAAAAAGGAACCTTGTAATACTTTATTTTCTTGCCTCTTGCTTTCATTCCACGTTCTGATAGATTACAAAATTCAGATACCATAGAATTAATTTTAACTGGACCTAAAGAATAAACATTTAGTTCTTTATCTTCTTCTCCCATGCCAGACATTGCAACTCCCATAGCACGTAAGAATATGTTATAGTCTGAGAAATCAGTTGTCCCCTGTACTACCACGTTCATTCTTATCACCCCTACCTAAATTATCCAATATAAAAAGCATTTTGTCAAGTTCTTTTTTTGACATATTTGAGGTATCTATTGGTCTTGCTGTCTCAAAATTTGGTATATCATTTATAACATCACAAACATAAAATATATTATCAATTACCCAATATGCTTTATTTTCTTCGGTTACTACAATTTTTGTAGTATCTTTTTCCTGCCTTTGTGTAAGTTGAGATTTTTTATATTTTATACTAGTATCTCTAGAAAAAAATTCTTTAAGAAAATTATGAGTATCGCTTTGACGATACATTACTCTACCTCTTAATATTTTTCTCCTTGAACCAATTAATTGAATAAGAATAAAAGATATGACTAATGCCAATACACCTGCTAGTGCATAATCCATTTTTAATCACTATTCAGATTTTGATTTTGTTATTTTTGTTGCTGGAATTGGTTGACTAGTCATAGCAACTAATTTATTGTATTTTAATTGCCATTGCAAGTTAGAAAATTCTAGATCAGATGCTCTCTGTCTATAAAAATTAACAAGTTGTTTAACATCGTCTACTGTTAATTCATCCACTGTACTACCCCCTAGTACTAAATGCGCTACCTTCCCAAGTTTTTGATGCTTTATTTTTTTCACGTTCTACGATTTTACGTGACCAAGAAAAACCAGCATCTCCACCCCATGCGTCCCACATAATGCGACCATTGGAAGGATTACTACTATTATAGAAGTCTTTGCCCTTTTTGTCAACTTCATGACGAGAAAAGAAAGAATACATTCTTTTAACTGTATCTAAAGATAAGCCCCGACCAGCAACAATGTCTGTTGCACGACCCCAACCAACTGGAGTTCCCGCACCTGTTGCCTTGCCTTCTTCTTTCCAACGCAATGCACGACGTGCTGCTGCTTTCATTCCAGCAGTTGGTGTATATGTTTCTGCCTTGTGAACATCAGAAGGCTGTACAATTTTACTTCTTGTCATTTTTCTTATACTCCCCGTATTTACCTAATACTGCTTTAACTGTTCCATCTTTACGAAGACGAACAATCATCCCATCTTTAATTTGAACAGGATTAAAACTATCATGTCTTTTAAATTTACCAGATGACATTATTTTACAAATGGATTAAGATCAAAAATTGATCCAGACCAATCTCCCATACCTTTCATAGTAGAGTTACGCCAATCTTCTGGAAGCATATCTGTTAGTCCAAGTGCTCGTGCACGACGAATAATATGACGTTTTGCAGCATCATAATTGCTTGCACGACCAACTGAACGAATCGCATTCATTAAATCATTACGATTTGCAATAGGGAAAGATCCATCTGGCATTGCTGTTCCAGCCTCTGCCATTCTTTCACGGGTTGCTGTAGAGAACTCACGCTTTTCTGCTTCAATACCTTCACCCTTGTATGTTCCACCACGACGTTTATATTCTTGTACTACCCATCCATTTGCTACCGCTGATGGATACACATCAAATTTATCTTTTGCTTCTCTTTGTATTCTTGCATAAAGTCTTGGATTAGCAGGTGTAGATCCGCCACGACGTGGCTTGATCATATCTTCATAATTTGGTTTTTCTTTTTTCATATGATCTTCCTCTTCATCTTCTTTGTCATGAACCGACTTGCCAACGATATCATCATTGTAATCTTCAGTCATAGTTTCTTCTGCATCCATTTCATGGTCCTCCATGTCTATTTTTTGTGCATCTGCATACATCATTCCAATACTGTATGCTGTTGGCTCCCAACCACCATCTTCTTCTTTATAAACTCTTACAGACATGGCAGGATTTTCTGGTGGCATTGACTCAAGAGCATATCTTGTTCCAGGAGTTCCAAGAGTTCCACCTTCCCACATTATATGTTCTACCATGCCATGAACAAGACCTTCAGATGTAGGCCCCATAACAAAATCGCCCTCTTTGATATCGTGCATACTTTTACCTATATTGCCTTCAGACCGATTAATTGCATAGATCTGTGCAGCAGCCTGTGCTCGTGTATCATGGCATCCCATTACTTCATTAGTACCCGTTTTTAGGGCAGGGTAGCCTGAACAACCGTATGAACCTTTAGCACCTACACGATATGGCATACTAAGATTATATCAGACTTCTCGCTTCTTGAGCAGCCTCTTTATTTCTTCTAAAGACCACCGTTGCTGTTTTGTAAGACTATCTATGGCATCTGGAATAAAAGCCTTATTTGTTAATTTAACTATAGGGTCATCAGATAGCAAATCAACATCTACAAAACCCTTTTCCCATAGTTCCATTATTTCAGAGTTAACAAAATTGAGGTGATCATGGTATAGTTCTGGACTTACCTGTTTCATTTTTGAAGTAAATGTATATAACAATTCTCCAGTACCCTCTTCGACTCCAGCCACCTCTATTGCTCCAGCAAGAATTAATTTTTCTATTGCTTCGCTACTATCTTTATCTTTACGCCACTTCATTTATAAAAGCCTCTAAACTTTCTCTTGTTTGTGCTCCAATTATTCTATTTTGTTCTATACCGTTTTCAAATAAAATAAATGTAGGAACAGATTTAATATCAAATGTTTTGACAAGATCAGTATTGTCATCAACATCAATAATTTGAAATCCAGCAGTTGTCTGCTCACGATTAAGTTCTTCTACTATTGGACGAGTTTTTTTACATGGCTGACACCAATCAGCAGTAAAATAATAGACTGTTTTCATTTTCCAGACTTTGCTCTAGCCTTTTTTAAAGCATCAAAATCTTTGACCTTGGTTTCTCCAAGATATCCCCAAGCATATCCATCCATAATCATTTTATTATTAATAGATTCTGATTCACCATTAACATATAACCATCCAAGAATACGACCATACTTTTCAGAAGAATCCATTTTTTCTGTTCTGATTACAATTGACTTTGCATCTTTAAGTTGTTTCTTTAAATATTCTTTTGCTTCAAGACCAAGAGCCTTTTCAGCCTTATCTGATGTTCTAGACTCTGGAGTATCAATACCAGCCAGACGAACACGTTGTTCAAACAAAACATTAAAGCCTAAATCAATTACAACATCAATAGTATCTCCATCAACTACTGATTTAACTTCTCTTACATAATATTGATACATTAGTTATGACTTCCAATCAATTTATTTTCAACAAGGCGCTCACGTTCATCAACTACCTCCAACATGAAAGCCATCATTTTTGTATATGCATTAGGATCGTTCATTATTTTTTCATAATGATGACCACAAAATAGTAAATCTCCTGTTGATCCTTTTACCTGCACGTATGCCTGTGCACCACACTTATCACAGCGATCTATAGCCTTTAGTTGCCATTCCTTCTTTTTATCTTCAGGACGTTCTTTAACTATAAGACTCATGATTTAATTATATCTCTACTTTCTATTATCAGTTGAATAAAATCCAGAACCATTAAACATAATGCCAGGAGCAGTATTCCATATTCTAGTCATGATATTTGAACAACATGATGGCTCTCTATCTTCTCCCATACCACGCTCAAATTCAATAGTAGTTGAACATATACTGCATTTATAATCGTACTTTGGCATTTATTCTCCTATATTTATGAGCAGTTTATGCACATGCTCAGGTGCCCGTACCCCTTGGGCAGAAGAGAAAGGAAAAAAGACTGCCCACAAGTACAAACTAATTATAGCACTAGGCTGTTTGCATTGTCAACCTAGCATAAGTTCTAAGTCGATGACAATTTGCACAAACAACTTCACACTTTTGAATTTCTTTTAATATTGCTTTCCATGAAAAACCATCATGAATCATTCTTGATATATTATATTTTTTATCTTTTAAGTGATCAAAGTCAAGAACAATATGATTGTTTTCTCCGCAGTCTACACATCCACTTGCCTGTTTTATATCAGCAAGTCTTTTTTTATACTGCTGCTTTGTTTTGTATGCTAGTTCTTTTTCAGTCATAGCAATTACATTATATCAAAATATAAAAGCCCCACATGAGAGTCGAAGCACGAATGCCACGGAATATAAAGTAGGTAACTAATCCACCCTAAGTTCTCATGTGGGGTTCTATTATTTTATTACTTTATTTTGATTGTTTTTGGTTTCTTTTCTTCGGGGATGTTTCTTTCCACAAAGATACTAAGAATACCGTCTGCCATTTCAGCACTGTCTACCTCCATATACTCTCCAAGAGCAAAGGTGCGTGTGAACTTTCTGGCTGCGATACCCTTATGTAAAACTTCTTCATCAGAAGTCTCTTCGGTTTTCTCACCCTTTACAATTAACGTACCATTATCCACAGAAACCTCAATATCTGGCTTACTGAAACCAGCAACAGCCAAAGATAATTTGTAAGTGTCCTCATCAACCTTGACCAAGTTATATGGCGGGTATGACTGATGAGTTGCCTCACGATGGATATGGTTTAAACGATCCAACTCTCTGTTGAATCCAATAAAAAAAGGATCTTTGAAAAGATCCAATGCAAATGAACTTACCATTTTGTTCTCCTTTTCAGCGAGTAAGTAGTGCACCCCCTATTGGCAGGTGCACTATCTATTATACCACTATCCTAAAATATTAACAAATGCGTTTGTTTTTACTTTAGTATTTTCTGCAGGCTTTCCGATGGATTTTAAATAATCATATGTAGCCTGATAACTTCC